TCTTGATGACAACTGTTACTGAATCAGGTGAAGGTCTAAAGATGTTCCAAAGAACAGCTATGGAAACATCAATGGAGCCTGATTTCACAACAGGTAACATTCGTTATAAAGCTCGTGAGCGTTATAGCTTTGGTTTCTCTGATTGGAGAGGAATCTTTGGCTCTCAAGGTGCGTAAATAAACCAACAGTAGGGTTTATCAATCAACTACTGATGAAAGGGGGCTTCGGCCCTCTTTTTTTATCTTGATAAATATTTACAAAAACTTGCACAAATATACTAATAAAGATAGATTTAATTTATGAAATTAGATTTAGATTGGTCAGAAAAAAAAATACATACAGACGGACGTTTTATCCAAACTGCCTTACCCACATCTGAATTTTGGGAATCGTGGAGAGAAAACAAACAAAAGATTAAGTCTGCTGGCTATTCTGTAATAAAATTTGATGAAACATGGTTTGTAACTCGTTTTTTTGAGAACAAACAAGCTATTGCTGACTCTCAGGCTGTCAGTGCAGACATAAAAATACCCGCACCAGATGGTTTATCTTACTTACCATATCAAAAGGCAGGTATAGCCTATGCCATGCAAAGACAATCTACGTTGATTGCAGATGAAATGGGTCTAGGTAAAACTATCCAAGCCATAGGTGTAATCAATGCTATTAAACCAGAGAGTGTGTTAGTCATTTGTCCAGCATCTATAAAGATAAACTGGAAAAATGAGATGACTAAATGGTTAGTCTCTGAACGTGAGATACACGTTGTAGACGGTGGATCAGATAAAATACCAGATAGTTCAGATACTATTATTATTAATTACGACATTCTAACCAAGCATAAAGAAACCATTTATAACCGCTTTTGGGATGTTGTTATCATGGACGAAGCTCACTACATTAAAAATCCAAAAGCTAAAAGAACAAAGGTTGCTGTAGGCATTAAATCTAAACGTAAGATAGTCCTAACTGGCACTCCCATAACTAACAGACCTATAGAATTACAACCGATTGCTGGTTATCTTGACCCTGAGACATTTGGTAATTTCTTTAGATTTGCACACAAATTTGCAGGCGCATATAGAGATAAGTTTGGTTGGCACTACGATGGCGCTTCTAATTTAGATGAATTACAAAGATTATTGCGTCAATCCTTTATGATTCGTAGAAAAAAAGACGAAGTATTAAAAGAATTACCTGAAAAAATAAGACAAACAATATTGCTGCCAAGCAACAAATATAAGAATGAGATGAAAAAAGAATTTGCATCACTAGCTGATGCAGCCAAAGAAACATCAACAAAAGATATAGATTTTGAAAAAATGTCTGAGGTTAGACATGAAACTGCACTGAAAAAAGTGCCTGATGTAATTGACCATCTCACTGAGATAAATCATCAAGTAGTGGTTATGGCGCATCATAAAAATGTCGTAGATGGCATAAAACAAGGGCTTGAAGCCACAGGTAAAACGGTTGTCACGTTAACCGGAGACTGCAATCAAACTCATAGGCAAAAATCCGTGGATACATTTCAGGCTGGAAAAGCAGATGTTTTTATAGGCACTATTGGCGCTGCGGGTGTTGGAATAACACTAACAAAAGCGAGTCATGTGGTTTTTGCAGAGTTGGATTGGGTTCCTGGCAACATGTCACAGGCAGAGGATAGATGTCATAGGATAGGACAAGATAACTCTGTTTTAGTGCAACATTTAGTGGTTGATGGTTCGATAGATGCTAGGCTTGCCAAGGTTTTAGTTAAAAAACAAAAAGTTTTAGATAAAACTTTAGATAATTTGATATACTAATTTTGTCACTATGACAATCAGATAGTCTGGTTGTTGGTCTAACTTAGGAGGACTGTAGGATGACAACACACTTTACAAGCGGAGTAACCAATGTTTCTGCTGATGGAACATTAGGTAAACTAAAAGCACCTGCACCGCATAAATATCATACATATTTTAATGATTTTGATACTTATCTAGCGAGCGATTGGACAATTACAACAACTGAAGATGGCACAGGATCAGCGACAGAAGCTTTAGCTGATGGTGATGGCGGTCTTTTGTTAGTAACCAATGCTGCTGGCGATAATGACAATGATTTCTTTCAATTGGTAAAAGAAGGCTTTAAGTACGAAGCTGGCAAACAACTAGCGTTCAACATGAGATTCAAAACCAATGATGCAACGCAAACTGATATTGTTGCTGGCTTACAGCTTACGGACACATCTCCGTTAGACGTAACCGATGGCATTTTCTTTCTAAAATCAGACGGATCAACAACTGTCACTTTGATCGTCGAAAAAGATAGTACTCAATCTACTTTGGATTTGCCTACTGCATTGGCTGACGACACTTTCATGACGATAGGATTTGTATATGAGCCTAAAGATCAAAAGTTTCACGTTTTCCAAAACAATGTATTGGCTGGAACAGTTGTTAGCACAAACGTACCAGATAATGAAGAATTAACCGTTTCATTTGGCATACAAAATGGTGCTGCTGCTGCAAAAACTTTGACTGTTGATTATATCGGCGCTCATAAAGAACGCACTGCGGTAACTGAACTATAATAGGAGTTGAGACATGGCTGATGCTGTAGCTTCACAAACTATTCAAGATGGTGAGCGTAACGTAATTATGCGGTTCACTAACGTGTCTGATGGATCAGGGGAATCTGCTGTTGTAAAGGTAGATGTATCTGCCTTGGCCGCAAACTCGGCTGGACAAGCTTGCACTGAAGTCGCTATTCAAAGGATTTATTGGGCTACCGTTGGTATGTCCGTTAAATTGGATTTTGATGCCAGTACAAATGTTTTGCTAGTCGGTTTGCCTGCTGATTCGACGGGTGATGAATATTACGATAATTTTACTGCTATCCCAAATAATGCTGGATCAGGTAAAACAGGTGATATTCTTTTCACTACCACTGGACACTCTAGCGGTGATACTTACTCAATTATTCTGGAAATGATTAAAAAGTACGATTAAAGGTAATATAAATTATGTCATTTCGTAGTCCGTTTAAAGGAATGGATCAAAACTTTTCTAATATGGATGTAGGATTGCAAGGTCTTTTATCTAAATTTAGGTTTGATAATCAAGGTCGTCCAGTTTTAGATGTCAGTGGTAATTTAAAATTATCTAAAGCAGGTCAAGCACAATTAGATAGGCAAAGAGCTAGACCTCAAAGAAGGACAGTTACTTTAGCAAGTACTCCTCATCCCTTTAGCGGCATAAGTAGTATTGCTATGAATATGGCTAGATCACAAGGGTTAAGCGGAGGCAGCACACAAGCTTCTCCGTTTACCCCTAATTTAGGTGGTTTCGTGCCAAAGTTTAGATTGAAAGCTCAACCATCTATGTCAACACCTGTTATGCCTGCTATGCAAAAACAAGCTGGCATATTAAGCATTTTGCCAAGAATGAATAGGTTTGGTTCAGGTGAAAGCGTAATGCAGGGGATGATGTAAACATGGCTAAAGAAAAATTAAACAAAGTAATTAAGGGCTTGAAAAAAGCAAGCAAGCTACATGCTCAACAAGCAAAAATTTTAAGCTCTATAGAAATGAAAAAAGGCGGTAGCGCTTCAAAGATACCGGATAATGTTGCAAATCCATCCTTGTATTCAAAAGCCAAAGCAAAAGCTAAACGTAAGTTTGATGTTTATCCGTCAGCCTATGCTAATTCTTACATGGTTTCTGAGTACAAGAGAATGGGAGGAAAGTACAAAGGTGCTAAGAAAGCTGAAGGTGGTGAGGTTAGTTTAAAACCAATACCAAAAGAAAATAAAGGTCTACCAAAATTACCTCAAAAAGTAAGAAACAAGATGGGTTTTATGGCAAAAGGCGGCAGTGTTATGGTTCAAGCGCGAGGGTGTGGCGCTATGATGGATAGCAAGCGTAAAAAAACCAGAATACCTAAAAGCTGATGAAAAAGAAAAAAGATCCCAAAGTAGGCACAGGTAAAAAGCCAAAAGGATCTAATAGAAGGCTTTACACCGATGAAAACCCCAAAGATACTG